ACGGCCTAGGCGGCGACGCCGGCCCAGTAGGGTCTCAGGTAGTAGCAAACAGCAGTAACACCGGCAGTAACCCGTAGGACCTCGATCTTTAACAACCTGGACAAATTGAACCTATCCGTCAGGCGCTACTTAGCGCTTGGCGGTATAGGGCCAATACATGTGTCAATGCGCGTGACAGTACACGCGCAATGCACGCATCAATACATGAGTGCCTCTACGAGGCGATTACAGCCCTTCAGAGCCGTTCACGGCTCAGGGCAAGGGGTAATTATACCCTAAGCAATCGAACGCGTCTACGGACCTTCTATCGCCTCGGTGGGGTACTCATGTATTGGAATTGATGCACTAGGTAGAGCGCTTGCCCGTTAGGACATATAGGACGTCTACGCCTGTCGCTGCTATCGCAGCAAGATAGTTAGCGTCGGGCACGAATGAGTCTTTCTCGTAGAGTAGCTGCGCCTGTTTGCGTACGCCTCCTATCTGGCCCAGCGATTCTTGTGTCAGACCTAGACGCTTGCGCTCTTCGCGCAGCCTACTACCGATGCTCATTCGCGTATTCGTTGTTAGACACACATTGACAATGTACGAAATTTCGTATAAAGTACGCCCAACGCTACCAACCAGAGACAAAGAACGGCCTAGGCGGCGACGCCGGCCCAGTAGGGTCTCAGGTAGTAGCAAACAGCAGTAACACCGGCAGTAACCCGTAGGACCTCGATCTTTATCCTCAGGGTCGATACATGAGTGCCTTCGATAGAGGCGGGCAAGGTAGTTACGCCCGCAGAAGTCCCTCATGTATCGAGCCTGCCATGAATTCTAGCACGAATTACCCACCTACCCACTAACCACAAGGAGCTGTCATGACCACCACGACATATCCCATCAGTCCGTACGCGGACACTCTGTACTCACTGGACATTATACACCGAATCAAGGAATTGCAGACCATTGACAGTGATGAGCGCACGTCCAACGAAGAGCGCGAACTAACTGCCTTGATGCTGCTAGAAGAGGCGTGCGGCGACTCGCCCCTATGGAACTACGGAGCGGAGTTAGTCCGTGAATCCTACTTCCCAGTGTACACAAGGCGGCTGGTGAGCCTTCATCACGGAGACTTCGGCCGTTGGTTCGATGACTGCATTGACTGGGGTGCAGTGATGAGGAAATTGAAACAACACAAATACAAGCTTGTGGAATTCATGGGGCAAGCATTCTGGATTCAAGTATAAGGGGAACAACATGCAGGATGAAGAGACCCTCGTGCGGGTTAAGGGGAACCTCATGTACGCCACGGAGAACATCGTACGCACGGAATTCGTACATCGTCCAGCGGATGCATGGACACGGGTTGCATCTAGGTACTACACGGATGCCGTAGGCCGGAAATTCAGGATTGAGGAACACTCCGACGACGACATGGGCGCGCCATGGGAACAAGATGACGCGCTCGGTCACGTGTCGAAATGGACAACCCGCAGTAAGCGGCCCCATGAATTCATTCTGAATACGGATGGTAAGTACAAGCGCTTCTATGACTACAGGGCCGCCGTGGAACGAGCGCATAACGCGGGATTGCGCGGCAATGCTGCGATCGATGCGGTAATTGACGATTATCGGCGCATCCGCGCTTGGTGCAATAACGAATGGCATTACATGGGCATTGTCGTTATCCCGTTGACTGACGACGGCGACGAATGGCGCAGCAGAGCAATAGGTACGTGGGGGATTGAATCCGACACGCACTCTTCGCGCATATTCGGAATTACCGACGAATTGCTGCGCGAAGCCGGAGCGGAATTACGAAGGCCCCGGCATCAACCCGAGATTCAACCCGGATTCACGGGGTAGGGAACATTGTGTGCGCGGGATCAGCTAGTGATTCGTCGTACTGGATGAACAAACACCCTCAATTTTACCCATGGAGTCAAGTTTACATCATGGAAGCCATCGAGAAAGCCATCGAACCGAACATCCAGCTCTTTTTTAACGAGGCGGGACAGATTACAGCCGCGTGCGTCACGGGATTAGTCGGCGACGTCCGTCCGGACGATAACCGGGCGATCTGCGAGGTCCCTTATCCGCGCCGGGATCACTTCTGGACGGAGGGATGACGCCATGCGTGCACTGTTCCGTCTGTACCGCATGTATCGCCGCTGGGGCAATGGCCGCCGTCTTTCCTTCAAGCGTGCCTTGCGCTCCCGTCGTGCCGATGCCCGATTAGCACGTTGCAACCACGCTTAGCTGCGACCTCCTTCAATACCCACAAGGAACCGACATGACAACCGCAACCACTATCTCGCCTCCTACCACAACCATCTCAGACGGTCCTACGCACAGCGTGACTTTCCCGCTGAAATGGCTTGCGGCAATACGGCTCTTTGCCGCAAAGAAGGACGCCCGCTACTACCTGAACGGCGTAGCGATATCCCGTGGCGGTCTGGTTGCCACGAACGGGCACTACCTAGGCGTGCTGCGTGATGCGCGGTTCGATGACTTACCGGAACTTATCCTGCCGGACATCGTCGTGGATACCTTTTTGAAAGTCACCAAATCCTACCGGGCTGTTCTCGACGTTACCCTGCGCTGGCATAGACGCCACCCCGACGAACCCGCGCAAGGCACGCTGATGATGGGCGACGTGACACAGTCATTTTTAAGCGAGGTTGGCCAGTACCCGGACTGGCCACGGATACTGATACCGCGTCCACGTAGACCGGATACCGCACTGCAATTCAACTGGAAGTATCTGGCGCTGTTCGAGAAAGCCGCTGCTGTGCTGACCAACGGCAACAGCGCAGTCACCTACGCCCGCTTTCAGCCCTGCGGCGACACCCAGTGCGCACGCATCACGGTACCCGCCGTGCCTGAATTTGAAGGCACGCTCATGGGGTTGCGGTACGAGGCTATCCCGTACGAGGACGAGCCTGAACTTCAGGATGCCGCCGCCGCTGCTTAATCCTTCTTAATCCTACTCAATCCTGCACGAACGACAGACGGGAATTCCCGCCTGTCTTCCCTGACTTGAACCCAAGGAGATCGAATTGCAACTGGCTACTCAACCCGGAATCGCTTCATCCATGACCAGTCTTGAAATTGCAGAGCTGGTCGATTCCCGCCACGATAACGTGCGCCGCACGATAGAACGTCTTACTAATCAAGGTGTTATCTCACTCCCTCCATTGGAGGAAGTCAGAATCAAGCGTGAACGACGGGAAGAAACGGCAACCGTGTACCGCTTCACTGGCGAACAAGGCAAGCGTGATTCCATCGTCGTCGTCGCTCAGCTATCGCCTGAATTCACTGCCCGCCTGGTAGACCGCTGGCAGGAACTGGAACAGGCGGCGGCGCTGGGAGCCTTCGACATCCCGCAGGATTATTCCTCTGCGCTGCGGCTGGCCGCCGACATGACCGACAAGGCTCTCGCGCTGGAACACAAGGTAGCCGAACAAGCGCCGAAGGTAGAAGTCTACGACCGCATTGTCGAGGATTCAGGCACGTACCTGGTACGCGCCGCTGCCAAGGTGCTGGACATCGGGCCGCGCCAGCTAGTCACGTGGATGCTTAACCATGGATGGGTGTACCGGCACGCGGACAAGGGTCACCTGCTGGCGCGCCAGGACAAGCTAGACAAGGGTTGGCTGGCGCACAAGCTGACACCCTTCTTCAATCGCCGCACTCAAATGAACGAGGTCGCCGCCGCACTGCGCATCACGGCACGGGGGTTGACGGTACTGACGCGGCAAGCCGTCGCCTGACCCACGCCTGAATACCCCCGCACCTGAGCAACTTCAGGCAGCTATTTCACTGCAACCATTTCACTGCACTACAAGGAGTCTCTGTGGCACGACTGACTAGACTTACCCGCACCTTGTACCGGAAAGCCCGCGACACACACATCGCCACGCTGTTATCCGTGGCGCACGCGAGAACACGGTTCGCCGACCGCCTAATTGCAGAGGCAGAAGGCGCGCAGGAGCGGGTCAATGCGATGAAGGATCGCGCCTTCAAGGCTAGGGATCGTGCCGATCTCTGCTGGGATGCGACGGAAGCTGAGATTGCACTGATCGACGTGGCGTCATGACGTACCGTCCGCTGAACGACCTGTACGCCGACCACGGTATCGACGTTACCACGATGCCGGTGGACGTGGCGCTGCATCAACTGGAACAAGACGGTTACGCCGGTACAGCAATCGGCTACGCCTTATTGGAGCAAGATGACTATGACGATGGGAACAGGGGATGCCCTGAAAACGAATGGACAGCACAGAGCCTTGCGGCACACGGGTTCCGCGTGGTTGAGCCGCGCCCTGCACGAACTGGAAGGTTGGCTGACCGATATGTACAAGGCCGGACGGCGCGGGGTAACGATGGACGAATTCCGCGCAAGCGGGCGCTGCCCGGAACCGGCGCACCGGAACGCGTGGGGCGCGCTGCCCAAGAAGGCCGTACGCACCGGGCTGATACGTCCCAGTCATCTAACGCAGAAGGCAAAGCGGCTCGCCGCGCACGCTCGCCGCGTGCAGGTCTGGAACATCTGCCCGGACGCGATAGCGTAACCCCGTCGTCATGCTCGCCCCCGAAGGCTGGCTCGCGGCGGCGCAAGCGACGCCGGAAGGTAGCCGTCGCCGGGTAGACCACGACTGCGGCGGCGGGCGCACGCTGGTCGTGTCGAACAAGGCGGACGGTTGGGCAGCTTTCTGTTTCCGATGCGACGACCACGGATGGGTGCCGAAGCCTACCCCCTCGCTGGCAGAGCGTATCGCACGGCGCAAGGCGCAAGCCCACCAGGACGCCAGTATCGGAGCCAGCGTACTGCTGCCGGAGCCGATTAATACCAACGTGGGCACCTGGCCGCCTGCCGCCGCCGCGTGGTTGTACCGAGCAGGCATCGGGAAGCCGGAAATCGCCCAGCTAGGGGCGTACTGGCACGCAACTTCAGGCAGGGTAGTCCTGCCGGTCGTGCAGGACGGCGAACTTGTCTACTGGCAAGCGCGAGACCCGGACTGGACACGAGCCAGCAAGCGGCCTAAGTACATCAACCCACCGATAGATAAGTCAGCGCTGGTAGCGACCTACGGTCACGGCCCAGGAATCGTACTCACTGAAGACATTCTGTCTGCCTTCCGTGTCGGGCAGATGACTGAGGCGTGGGCACTACTAGGGACGAACCTGACTGATGCTGTCCTGGCGCGACTTCTGGAACGCCGCGCACCCGTTGCCGTTTGGATGGACCCGGACACGGCGGGCCAGCGGTCGGCACGGGACACCACGCGGCGGCTGGCACTGTGCGGGGTACCGGCACGGTGCATCCAGAGTGTCCGCGACCCGAAACTCTTATCAAGGAGGGAATTATCGCTTGCCCTTAGACCTGACATTGTTGCGGCTGCTGAAGACCCGTGACAGATACGAGAAGCTGTACCGCTCGGTGCCCGAGCAAGGCATAGACGAAACCACACGCATCATTCTGCGGGACTACGGGAAGTACTTCGATGCCCACCCTGCCGCCGACGCGATAGACCCCGCAGCTTTCGGGACGTACTTCGCGCTGCTGCACCCGAAGCTCAAGCCCGAACAGGTCACCGCGTACAAAGCCAGATTCAAGCAGCTAGCACTAGACCCCGCGCCCGGCGTAGCCGACGGGATTCTTGAGCGCTTGGTGGCAGTACGCACGGCATCTAAGTTATGGACGTTGCTGGAAGACTTCGAGGGTGGCGAGGCCGACCTGACCGCCAGCTTGCGGAGAATCAACGATGAGCACGAGAACTTCGTAGCGCGGCGCAAGGAACACCCCGAAGTACGCGACAAGATCGAAGACATCATCGAAGCCGATGAGCACGACACCGGTCTGCACTGGCGCTTGTCCTGCCTGAACGAATCCATGCGGCCATTGCGCGGCGGCGACTTCGGAATCCTGGCGGCGCGGGTGGACAGCGGGAAGTCCTCATTCTTGGCTAGCGAGCTAACGCACTTCGCGCCGCAACTCGACGCCGTGTGGCCGGGACAGGCACGAAGCATCGTCATCTTCAATAACGAAGGGCCGGGCCAGCGCCTGAAACACCGCTGCTATAACGCCGCGCTGGGCAGGACTACC